CACTAGCAACAGGTAATTGAGTTTGTAATATCTTACTCATCTTCTGCCATCTGGCTTTATATCTATACGAGTAGCACCTAATCTCCAACCTATTGATAGGTTACCATTATTAGCAGCGTCATCATCAGATTCAAATCTAAGTGCTATTTGCCTAGATCTACTACGGACATAAGCTTGTTGAGTAGAAGCAGTTATTGCACTGGTAGAATTTGTTGTAAGAGAATCACCTGGAAAGTTTCTAGTTTTTAAAACAACATTTACACTACCATTGTTAGTTGCATCTTGTATAAATTTATAATCTGGTATTATTCTTTTTATAAAACTAAATTGTTCGCCATCGCCTATATCAAGATCGCTACTTTCTATAAATACATTTGTCATTGGAGATCCATCTGCATCAAAACCTGACTCTTGTTGATATAAATAACTGTTACTTACAGCTCTAGGATAATTTTCAATACCAGAGTCAAGCCACGCAGTTCTTGATAGTTCTCCGTAAAACCATATGTTCTCTACGTAATTATATATAACGTATCTGTCTATTTCAGTTGCACTGCTAGAACAATAGAACCAACCTACTTCATTTTTATCTTTTATGGTAAAAGCGTTTATTTTAAATGATTGAATTAGGTTTATATCGTTAAATACATAGTTATGAACTGAACAAGGCAAAGTTTGGACACTACCATTGTATGAATAAAAATTGTTGTAACTCATCCAATAAACACCGTTTGGTGCAGTTACAGCAGCCTTTGGACCTATTAAGCCTGTACCTTCGTTGATAAGATTTATACCAAAAGTAAATGGTGGGCCTATAAACTGCATACTATAGAGTGCTGTATCAGTCCAAACTAATATTTCTTGTCTTGATTTCACACCACCAACAATAGATGAGCCACTTGACAACCTTAGTGAACCTGCAGTGTTCGTTGACAAGGGCTCAAAATCTAACGCATTTTCTTGATCACTAAATGCTATTAACATGGGATCTATGGTGCCAGTCCTTGAAGAGCCAGATATAGGATCCGCACCTAAAACTATTAAATGCCTATCTTTTTCAGATGTAATAACTTGTAAACCTTTAGTTGGAACTAGATTAGCACCTGATATACCAGATAGTTCTACGGCTCTTGTACCAACACCATTGTTTTCAGTCCATTTATATATACCAGCATTTCTTTGCCCTATAATTAAATCTTCACCAAAATGATCATGCGACCATAAACGTAACTGATTAGTATCACTTAGAGATGAAGTGCTACCAAAAGTGCCAGCACCCCATCCATCTATACCCCATCCTGTGCCAGGAACATAAACATCCAACCCTACATTAAGTTGGTAAGTGCCAACAACTGATGATCCACCATTACCTCCACCTGTTGATGGGTCGTCACTGCTGTTTGCTGTTACGGTTGCCCCAGATGTATCTTTAGCTTCTATGGTATAACTATTTGCATTTACTATGGTTGCTATTTGATATTCTTGATTTAATACGGCAGCAGTAATGTTGCCACCTAAACTAGATGCACCACTAAATGTTACAAAATCGTTTTGCACGGCTCCGTGTGCTGTATCAGTAACAGTAATAGTTGAACTTCCATTAGATGCTGCGAAAGTAACATCACCAGCAGATGTTGTTAATCTTATAGGTGTAATATCATTAAAATTATTACCACTTTCAATATAATACTTAAAAGTTGTGCCAAGACCTAAATACTTAGTTCCTGCTAAAGAAATCCAAGAGTGTAATGCTCTGGCGGTTCCTAAATAAGTATTTGTACTAAGTTTTTCCCAACCACCAAACTTTTCTGGTCTACCTTTTCTAAATCTAACAAGGTTACAATCAAACCAACCGCCTTCATTATCGTAAGCAGTACCTTCTCTGTTTATACCTGGTCTAAATGTAAGCTTCTGTAAAGGCATTGTTATACCTCATGCCATTCTTTGCCTTCAAACAGCAAAGCTTCTGCTTCTCTTCTCCTTACAAGGCCTTGTAAAACCTTTCCGCCAGCTTTATTCCATCTTTTTATTTGTGCTGGTATATCATTCCAGTCTGGGTGTGAGGTATTTAAAACTTTTAATAAAGTTGAGCTTTTTAAATTGGCTGGCCCAAGATTAAATACCCATGAAACCATAGCATCAAATTCGTTTTGTTTTAAATCGGTTTCAACCAAGTCATTTATATAACCTTCGTATTCTTCCATTTCGTGCAACAACAATTCATCAGCTTCTTTTTGGGTAATAGTATCGCCTTCTTTTACACCTTTAGTTGAGCCATAACCTATTGTCCAAACTCCTGCTGCACATTTGTAAGCCTCAAGCTCACAACCCTCAAACTTTTTAATTAGGGATAAACCCTCTTGTGAAATCTTCATATTACTCTCCTTTATCGTTGGTGTGAGATGCTCCAAAATAGAACGAAATAATCGCACTTGCTAATCCTCCAAGATAACCAAGCACTAAATTAATTAATGCTTCGCTGTTTTGTTCTGGTGGTTGAAGGGTTACTAAAAATATGTAGCCTAAGAAACCACCTATGGTAAATAAACCTATGATTCTTGCAGTCCAGTCTTTGCTAAACATACCTCTAGCATTTTGTTTATCTGCTACTTCTAACTTAAATACATCTACATCAAGCTCTTTCATTTGTACTTCAAACTCTTGTTCGGCTTTTTTAAGTTCTAACATTTGCTCTGGTGTTGCATTTTGCATAGCTTGTTGTATGGATTTTTGATCGTTAGATACGCCTAACACTTCAGCTATTTTACCCATAGCCATTCCGCCTAAAGGACCTCCCATAGCTGATCCTAATGTTGGTGCTACAGCTCCAACTATATTTTTTAATAATCCTTTCATATCAATATACTCGTTAATACAGCTATACCAATTGCACCAAGAAACCCAAACACCCCAAAGGTTGCTGCTTTCATAGTTGAATTTATATAGGTAATTTCTTGTTTTATATCAGAAAACTCATTAAATGCAGTCTTCCAACGCTCATGTGATATTGTTTCTAGTTTTGTTAATCTTTCTGCAACATCATCTACTGTCATCTTTTTATTAATCATCTGCTATTATTGTATAAATATTTATAGGTTTTTCTTTACCTTTAACATATATGCTTTTTAGCTCTCTCAGTATAATTTGATCACTAAAGTTTTTTACATGAATAGTATCATAACCTATAACAATATCTTCTCCAACTTCCTTAGTAGAACTTTCAAGCCTAGCAGCAAGGTTTACTGCATCACCTATAGCAGTATAATCAAACCTAGTTTCGCTTCCCATATTGCCTACAACAGCATATCCACTATTAACTCCTATACCTATTTCTACACCAAGATTTGCTTGCTTTATCTTATCTTGTATCTCTTTTGCACATAATACAGCAGCAGTTTCATGGTTAGGTAAGTCTATGGGTGCGTTAAATATGGCCATCATTGCATCACCTATGTATTTATCAACCATACCGTCATAATATTTAACAGTATCTGCTTGTATAGTAAGTGCTTTATTCATTATTTCTGTAACTTCTTCTGGTTCTAATTTTTCAGACATAGCAGTAAAACCTCTTACGTCTGTAAACAGAAAGGTGCAATATCTACGCTCACCACCTAAAACTAAAGAACTAGGATCGTCTTGTAGTTTTTTAACTTGGCGTGGATCAAGGTAGTGTTCAAACTGTTTTTTAATTTGTTGACGTAGTTTATATTGCTGTCTAAATCTTAAATAAAATGCTACAGATCCTGTAATAAACTCTGATATTAACGTCCAAGATACATCTACTAATAACCCTTTGCTTATAAAGTAATACCCTAAACCACCAGTTATAAACATTAAAACTGTAGCAATAGTAATACCCCAAGTAATTCCAAGTAAATGTAAAGCAAACCAAACTAATGTTACAAAACTGACAAGCATTAACAATTCAGCAGCTAAAGACCAATCAGGAATATATGGACTATCTTGTACTAATATAGACTCTGCAAGTGCAGCTTGAATCTTATGTGGCTCTAATAAACCAACTGGTGTTGCTATTTGTGGCATAACACCATTTGCAGTAACGCCTATAAAAACAAACTTACCTGCAACATCCATTTCTTGTAATGTCGTTTGTGGTGTATTGATCCAACTTATCCACTTTCTGCCCAAGCTATCTGTTTTTACAGGTGGTATTCCTCTAATTGATATTTCTGATATACCATTATCATTAGTTTTTATAATGTATGTTTTTACATTAAACAAAGCCTTATATATTTGTGTACCAAAACTAGGGATCCATTCATTATTAGGTGTTTTTACTAAAAGAGGTATTCTTCTTACAAGTTGATCAACATCTGTGGGAGCAATGGCTAACCCTTGAAGTGTTTTATTTGACAAGAGAGGATGGTTCGCCTTCACTCCCAAACTTATTATACCACCATTATCTTCGCCAAGCACAACAGTTCCAGGTGAGGCAGGATAATTACCTTTGCCGTCTTCAAACATAGCTATTACAGACGGTGCATATTCTAGTGCTGCAGCAAATACTTCATCGCCACCCATTCTGTCAGCTTGTGGAAAAGATATAACCCAACCAATACCTACTGCACCTTTATTAAGTAAATCTATTTGTATTTCAGCTAATCTTTGTCTTGGTAATGGGTAACCACCTTCTCGCTCTACATCTTCTTCAGTAATATTAAGTATGACAAAATTGCCTGATTCTTCTGGTATTTTTATAAAAGTGTCATACACTTTAAGTTTTAATATTTCTGTAGGAATGCTTTGGAATACTAAAGGTAATGCTAGTATTATAAGTATAGGGACTATTAGTTTTTTCAAAAATCTTTCCTTATATCAAAACCTACATAACCATTGTGTAAAACTACAACCATAAGTATGCCATTCATTATTTTTAAATCTTTTTCTCTATATCTCTTTGGAGTTTTATCTAAAACAATATACGAAGCTCCTGTAATTATTGCTTTATGTAGAATTAATCTTTCTAAAGATGGATTATCTCCAATCAAAGGATTAACTTCTATTACTGTATTAAAATTTTGTATATGTAGATTAGTTATATGTATATCAATTAAATTTAAAGCAATATAATCTGTAAATAAATCTTGTTCTTTTTCTGTCCAATCTTTCCATTCTGCTTGTAAAGATAATGCTAATAGAGGCAATAATATAAATATAAGTTTCTTCATCCGCTGCTTTGGTTAATCGTTATTACAGAATCACCACCACCGTTAATTTTAACAATATTAGATACTCCATCTTGGATCAAGATCACTGTATAGCCGTTTCCTGAGTTTAAATCTACTTGTACGGATTCACTAATTTTTCTACGTAAACTTATAACTTGTCCTGCTACTATTGTAGTTATTTGAGTGTTTGAGTCTTGCCCTATAAGTGTGCCTGTAATGTTTACACCTGTAGCTAAAGCTAATTGGTCCTCTTCTTTTTCTATTGCTAAAGCATCTAAAACATTTAATAAATCTTCAAGAAAATTAACATCTAAATAATTTATATCTAATTCTGTAAACTCTAAACTATTATCTTCTAGCAAATCCTCAGCTAAATAATCTACATCTAAATCATTAAAGTCTAATAAATTAACTGTTTTAGTTGTTGCCGTTTCTTCTTGTGCAATATCCTCTTCTTTAGGGGGCGTAACAATTAACATATTATCTATAATATCTAACGTTAAATCTAATATTACAGGTTTAGTAGGTGAGCTCTCAAATACATCTACAGTAGTGGCCTGGTAAGGTTTGTTAAGCAAAACACTTCCTGTAGCTGTAACTACCTCTATTTCGCCACTAGAGAGCCCTAGAGCGTCTGGTAGCAAAATTATAAGGCTACGTCCCAGTTCATCAACTGTAGCCGTAAAATCAGTCCCACGTATTGCTATATTAGCTGTAGGTGTTTTTAATTGTATATTTTGTTTATCTATACGGTTTAAATTACCTGTAATAAACCTTGCTGTACCAAGTCCAAAGGTAAGGGCCATCTTTGCTTTGCTTGGATCAGGATCGTAGATGTACTCGTCAATAAGTAGTTGCGAGTGTTCAGTAAGTTTTACAGTAGAATCATCAAGAAAAGTAATAGCCATACGACCATCTTTGGTTATGGCTTCATCGTTGCTTTGTATCGCAAACTTTAAATTAGCTTCGTAAGGTTTATCTCTTACTATTTGAGCAGAGCCGTTTAGTTCAGATATATCTCCAATATCAGCAGCTTGTGCTTGTGCCTTGGTCGTTTTGAATGACGCACACAGTACCATTATTGCCAATAGATAAAATTTTGAGCCAGTCATTATCTTGAGTGCTTGCTTGTGTAATGTTAAATGTTCTGCTGTTACCAGCTTGATCTAAATAAAAATAGCCACCTGCATAACCAGACCCTGTAAAGTTTACTGTATTACTATCACCATCTACGTCTACATACGAAGTGCCGCCATCATAATTAATATCAAAGTCAAATGTATTACTATCACCTTGTATAATCCAATCTAAATCAAGAGTTGCTGCTAAAGCACTTGTGCCATGATCTAAAGTAAATGTATTGGAACTACCTGTAACATCAACATTATAATTTGAACTATCAATACCATAAGTATTAGTAGGATCTCCTTGAATAGTAAAAGTATTACTATCACCATCAAATTCAAAAAAGCCTGTTACAGAATCTCCTAATATATCACCAAGAAATTTGTTTGTATCACCTATTTGATTTATATCTAGCGTCATAGTAATACCATCTAAATCTAAAGCAGTTAAACTGCCTGCTGAAGAATTTAAACCACCAATAATATTACCTGACCCTAATTGCTCAAGATCTATATTAGCAGTAGCACCACTTTGGTCTACATATATTTCGTTATCAGCCGCGTATGTTGTCAATGCAGTCAGCATCACAATCAGGCTTATCAATTTTAATTGATTCATTTTTTTTCTCCCAAAAACCTTTATCATAACCTATTTTCACTATTTGCAAAACTGCTTCCTCTACAGCTTTTTGTAAAGCTAAAGTTGTAGGCTCGTTTTCTGCATCTCCTGTTTCTATTTCTACAAGCTCTGTACCTGCTTCAATAAACCTAAAAACATCTTGTGATTGTCCATAACTATAAATTTGTTTATTTACTAAAACATCAATTAATACTTCTCCTGTAGCTATGGAAACCATACGTAAAGCAACTGTTATATTGTCTATACGATACTGTTTACTCATTCCAATACCTAAATATCTTGCACCGATACCACCACTTTTTATATTTGTGTCATACCCAATTACGGCACCTTCCATAAGCACACCTGCAAACAATAAAGGCATAATAGGTTTAGGCCCATCTGTTGCTTCGTTTTGTTCTCTAGCTGATCTTATAAGCTGTCTTTCTTTTGTAAGATTATCTAGTCCAACCCTTTCAGCAACTCTAAAAAATTTACCATTTGCAGTATGTTTAAGAGTTCTAATTAGCAAATGACCTGGTGCTTGTGTTATAGCAGAAGAAAACAAAGCAAACTCACTATTACTTTTTCTTTGACCTGTTTGGTCAGTAAAACTATTTGGATATACTGCTACAACTATAGGCACTTTAGGTTGTGCTACATTTAATAATTCTTCTGATTGTATTTGCAGAACACTAGGTAAAGTTTTACCTTTTTGTAAGTTAGTATCTACTGGAGCTAAGCTACAACTAGAAGCTAAAATCGCCAATAGGCAACTGAATTTCCGTAACATTTCCGTTTTCATCCGTAATAATTAGAGTAATAAGGCCATCTTTAATACTATATTGGATGGTATTACCCTCTAATGTTAAAGTACCTTCTGTGCTTGGCGTTTCTCCAAATAAGTTTTCTACCAACTGTCTTGATAGCTGTGCATAAATCCTTGATTCTAAATTACGAATAAACCTAGCTAATGTAGTATTTTCTTTATCTCTTTCTATTTGTTCTTGAATAGCTTTTATTTCTTCTTTAATAGACATCTTACGATTAAATTCTTGGTTTTCTATTGTTAAATAGTGTGAACTTGTAGCAATGCCACTAAATGATGGGTTTTTAAATTTATGAGTTATAGTATCAGCAGCTAAATTCATGCCTATAATAGATACAAACATAATTACGCCAATAAAAAAAGCCCATACAGCTATCCTGGTTTTTTCTAATTCATAAGGATCAATCTTTTCGTTGGTCATCTCTATCTGCTTTAGCTATTTTGTTACTATCAATTAATTGTGGCACACCTAATATTGTTTTAATTAGAGTGTCTTGGCGTATAATTTCGTTGTCTAGACTACGCACTCTATCTATCAATGCTACCAAAATACCATGTTGTGAATCAAGTTTTGTGCCTAGTCGTTCCTCTATAGCAGCTATTTGTCCCTCTACTTTTTCATCAACGGTATCAAGTTTGGTTTCCATACCGTCAACAATACGCATGATAAGTTTATAAATGAACCACCCTAGACCTAGAGCAGCTGCAATAGGAAAACCAACTTCTTGAATTAAAGTAACGGCTGATTCCATTAATAATCACCCCAAACTTTAACCTTTTTCCCTCCATGATATTCAACAGCATGACCTTCTGTTATTAATACTTGGCATATATCTCTGCCATCTTCTGTATAAGGTATGCCTAATATACGACCATACTTACCTTTGCCTAGTGATTTTACTTTAAAGTTGCCTATACAAAGTTCTTTTAATCTTTCTTTAGCAGCAAGACCAAGTTTTTTTTCAGCAAGATCCCTAGTTCTACTTTCTGGTGTATCTATACCTGCAAGCCTAACACGCTGTTTATGTAGCTTTACATCAAAACCAAGATCAAGACAGCAATCAAAGGTATCGCCATCTACGATTCTTTCTAATGTAGCGTTATAAACAAACGCATCAGGTGATTTAGCCATTATTTTTTAGATTTTTTGACTCGTTTAGTAGTCCAAGCTTCATCAACATCAGGTGTTGACTTATCATCAGCAACATAATGGCCTTTTTTGTTTCTAGCCCTTACCTTAACCTTTTCAGTTCCAGTAAGGTTGTTCCAAAATTTTTCTATAAAATTCATGTTACTTATCCTTTGCTTTTAAAACATTTAATGCACACCAATCAATAACTTTGTATAAGTAACTAAACCAATGATCATCTTTAGGTGTAGGTGTTATTGCTGCTATAACCGAAGCTATAGATATAATCGCAGTGATCCACGCTAATATATTAAGTATATTCATATTTTTCTCCTTAGTTTTCTAAAGTTTTAGTTTCTGTTTCTAAAATTTCATCTGCTTGTTCTTTTGTAGAATCAATAAATGCTTTTTCAAAAACGCTTTTACTAGCTTGAACTTGATCAAGTTGAAATTTTATTCGTGCTTCTTGATTTGATAAATCTAATATCTGTGAATGAAAATATTGTTGTTGTGGTGTTAAATCAGAAACTTTCATTTCTTTATCATCTAACATTACTAGTGGTTCTTGTTTTTCTTTAGTCATTTTCTCTCCTCTTTAAAATAATTTTTATGAACTTAATGTTTTTAATACAGATTTTGGTGAAACTTTTTCAGCTATTGTTGCATCTAAACCAGCTTTTAAATCTTTAACTTTATCAGCACCCATTGCAGCTTCAACCCAACCTTGCACATCACTATTAGTAAGACTAGACCAATTTTTAAAATCAGATAAATCATCGGTGCTTACCTCTTGCGAACCATAAAAAACAGCAGTCCAATTATTACCGTCACTATCTTTATTAGTATCATCGGTAGCTGTAATCCTCCAATGGACATTGTAAACTACATTTGATTTACCACTTTTTGTTGGGTATGTATCACAATTTTTACAATCCCATTCGTAAGATATTGCCATATTTATTCTCCTTTTAAAGTTTGTATTTCAGTTTTTAACTCATCTACTGTTGCAGAAAGTTCTTGTACTGCTTTTATCAAATAAGGTGTAAGTTTTCCATAATCAACACCCCAATTCATTTCGTGTTCATCGTCACCTACAGTCACAACATTTGGTATCACTTTATGTAATTCTTGTGCAATCATACCAACTTCGTGATGATTATTTTGTTTCCAGTCAAACTCTCTTACTTTTATATCTTTTATTACATTTAATTGAGGAGAAGCATCAACAATATTTTTCTTAAGTCTTTCATCAGAAGTTGTGTTAAAAGCTACAGCAGTTCCACTTGCTGCTGATATAGAACCACAATTTGTATTACCATCACTAAACTGTGCATACTTCCCACCTGTTGCATCTTGGTCTACAGTCCATGTTAATTGTAAAATTACATTACTTGTTGCAACAGAAACATCTGGGTCATAAAAACCTACCACACCCCCAGATATGCTGTTACCAGCAGCTTGTAAAACACAACTATTAACTGCTGATGTAAAACTTGAACCTATAAGAAGATTTCCATCACCAGTAAATCTTGCTCTTTCAGTAAATGATGTACCTGTATTGAATGTAATAAAACCAGATTCTAATGCTAATTCTGCAGCAGCACTTGTTGCACCATAGTTATTTCTTAAATGTGTAATTGTATTACCACTATTATCGTGATGAAAAAGACCATTTTGTAATCTTACTTGACTATCATCTCCATCCATATGTAAGACTTTACCTGTGCCACCACTTAAAGCTAATTTTGTAGGGCTGGTTGTATTAATTCCAATATTACCATCATTATCTACGTGTAATCTTGTTGCAGCACTTGTGCCTAAATTAATTACAGATGAGGCACTTGCATCACCTGAAAAAATATTAATGTTAGTACCACTTGCAGTTGTTAAACCACCACCAAATGTTATACCTGAATTAAAAGTTGCTTGGCCTGCATCTGACATATCAAGAGTAAGAGCAGTTATAGTTGAACCACCATCGTTTCCTTGGAAAATCATATCTGCATCAGATATTGAAGATTTTAAATAAAAATGATTAGGAGTACTGTCTGTCATTAAACGACTAAACTCTGTACCACCATCTTTTAAGATTATATCTGTTCCATCTGCATCAAGAATAATATCTCCACCTGAATCAATAGTTATATCTGTTCCATCATTAGTTATGGTGTCTAAAGCTATAGAACCAACATTCGTAATATCAGCATCATTAAATGATGTAGCTCCAAAAGTATTAGATGCTGCTGTAGAAGTAATACCTGCTGCCGCAGTAATGCCACCACCATCAGCAATCGTTATAGCATTATCCCCATCAGTAAAGCCAATATTAGCTGTTTGTACTTCACCACTAACTAATAAATCTCCACCTACTGACGCATCATCTGTAACTGTTAAATCATCTTGTACTTTTAGATCTACAACACTAAGACTAGCAAAAGCATCTACCATAGCTGCACCAGAACCAGCTCCATCTGAATAAACTGCTTTAGTATCTCCAGCAGGTATAGTTATATTAGCACCACTACCTTGTGAAATAATTATGTTTTGTGAGCCTGATGTTGCGTTTTCTATAAACCATAGTTTTGATACGGTATTTGGCCCAATAGTAATAGTACAAGCTGAATCAAGTGTACCTGTGTATTTTAAATAAATAGACCTACCAGGATCAGTAGAACCGTCTGCTATTGTAGTGGTGTGGGTATCAGCGTTAGTTGTAATGGCTTCTGTACCATAACTAAAAGCCTCTGCTATAAGCTCTAAATTTGTATTTGTAGATGTCCCCCAGGTTCCTGATTCGTCACCTGTCGCTATTTCTTTTAACCTTAAATCATTTACATAAGTTGCCATATTTTATTCCTATATTAAGCTACATCCTCCCATTCTGGGGTTTGATTAGTATTTATATTATCATAATTTGGTGTTTGTGTATCATCTATTAGTCCCCAAACTAATACATTAGTTATAAATCCTGTAGCTGATACTCCTGTAACACTTACATTTGCCTTAGATATTGTGCTAACTGAACCCACATCACCTGTAGCACTAACACCATCAATATTAAATTTAGCATTGTGATGTACTGTTACAGATCCTACGGCGGATGTTGCCGCAAGGCCTGAAATTACCACATTTGCCTCTCCATCAACATCTACACTTACGCTACCAAGCGTTGCTACAGCACTAGTAGCATTTGCAACAGCATCAGCATTAACACCTACACCACCTATGGCAGATGTTCCTACTTGTGAACTAGGCGTTACGTTTGCTTTAGCAACTACCGATATTGTGCCTAAAGCACTTGTTGCAAGTTGAGATGAAAGTGTTTGATTTGCTTTTCCTACAACTGATAATGT